TCGATCCTAGGGCAATTCCTGAAGTCCACCACGAGCACGACCCCAGCTCTGCAGCGTGGCGAAACGAAAGGCTCCGAACTACAACCGCGACTGGGACCGCCTGCGAATCGAGTGGGCGCGTTCCGGAAAAAAACTCTCCCGATGGGCGAAGCTCATGGGTATCCCCTATGTTACCGCCAAGCGAAACATCGAAGTCCTGAAAAAACAAGAGTACCTCGACCAGGCCTCTCCTCAGCTCGCAAAGTTTCAGACGAAGATCGCAGCGCTGACCGAAAAGCTCGCGGACGATGAGCGTCCTGTCCATCTTCGTGCGTGCCTTGAGATTGCGAATGATCTCTTGATCGAGAGCGCGAGCGCATTCTTCGACACGATCGGAAATCGGCAGTACCTGCGTCCCGCTGAACTGGCTCGCGTGACGATCAGCGCAGGGGAAGAGGTGCGGAAGATCAGGGATGAGCTCGGCGCGATCCCTGGGGGGAGTGTCGGGGAGGGCTGGCCGTTACTTCGTGGCTTCGAGCCGCACTGGTACCAACGCGACTTCGTCCTCGATTTCCCCTCGAACTTGAAGCCCAGGGGGATCGATGCGTTCATCTTCGGCATGGTCGCTGGGATCGGTTCGGGCAAGACGCGCTGCGGAGCGGAGAAGATGGGCGAGCTCGTGTGGAGGAACCGAGGCCTTGCGCACGCCGTCTACGCACCGACGTATCGCATGCTCGAGGATGCAACGAAACGCGAGTTCCTTGAGTGCTGTGGTCGGAAGGGGATTCCGTTTCGTCACGTCCCAAGTCAGAACATGGTGGAACTGTGGGGCGACTCGCCCGTATTCTTCCGCTCCATGGAAAACCCCGATCACTTGCGCGGACCGAATCTAGCGGGCGTGTGGATCGATGAAGCGCTGCAGCAGTCGACGCGCGAGGCGTTTGATGTGATTGCAGGTCGCGTCCGTCACCCGGACGCACCCGATCGCTGCATCGTGATCACTGGAACGCCGGATCTCAATAACGCGTTCAACTGGGCCTATGACGTCCTGGTCAAAGACGCGGTGAAGAACAAAGCGCGCCTCTATCACGGGAAGACGAAGGACAACAGCGCTCTTCCCGCTGACTTCTACACGACGATTCTTGGGCTCTACGACGAGAAGGTCGCGCGCCTCGAGCTCGACGGAGAGTGGATCGACGTCGCTCGAGGTCGGGCCTACTACAACTTCACCCGGATGACGCATGTCCTCCCGCGCGAGAAGACTCGATACAACTCCGAGCTTCCGCTGATCTTGATGGTCGATTTCAACGTGCACCCCATGCACTGGGTTGTCGGCCAGAGCTATCCGCACAACGGCGACGAGGTTACGTATTGCATCGATGAGATCTATCTCGACACGGGCTCGACCGAGGAGGCCGCGCTCGAGTTCGTCACGCGCTACGGAAAGCATCGCGCCGGCATCGAGATCTATGGCGATGCAGCCGGCCGTCATCGTCACACTTCCGCGACGCGCACCGATTACGACATCATCGACCAGACGCTCGAGGAGAAGAAGATACTCGGGGTCGACAAGCGCGTTGGGCTCTCGAATCCGCTCCACGTCGAGCGCATCAAGGACGTGAACGCGCGCTTTAAAGATGCGCGCGGGAAGATCCATCTATTCGTGTCGGAGGCGTGCGAGCATCTACTCGAGGACTTCACACGTCAGGGCCTGATCCCCGGCACGATGCAGTTGGACAAGGAAAATAAACTCGTCGGCCATGGCAGCGACGCCGTCGGCTACTACGTGAACCGGACGCACGCGATCCGGAGGATGCAGGTCAAGACGCACTGACGTCAGAAGAAGGTGAGTTTCGATGGCAACTATGAATCCGATGGTCTTGAGCTGGTTCCGTCCTCGGGGCGGTGGGTCGATCGGTCGAGACGAGGCGCTCGCGAAGCGACTGTTGACGCGTTGGGATGAGGAACGCGATGCGCGTGATCGGGCAACACGTCTGATCGCCTGGTATCAGCGGGACCGCGCGAAGATCGTCGATTACCTGAAGAAGCAGGCCTCGGTCACTTTCGGGGAAGAAACGAACGAATGGCAGATACCGATCATCAACGGCGTCTACCGCACGATCCGGCGGCTCGCCATGACGTACCAGCGACCGCCAGAGAGAAAGTATTTCATCGGGACGAAGGAGCTCTCACCCGACAGTCCGGAACTCGTGAAGATCGAAAACATGTACGGGCGCCTCGACATGGACAAGCGCCTGCGACAGCTCGATCGTTGGGCAACACTCCTCAACACCGTGCACTTCGAGCCCGTCTACCGCCGCGGTCACATCGCCTGGGATGTGCGTCTGCGTCCGGATGTTCTTGTGGTTGAGGAGCTCGACGACTACCTCGAGTATGCCGAGTTCTGTCGGCGGATCCTACTCACGAGCGGGAAGGATGCCGTTCAGGGGTTCATCTACTGGGCTGCGGATCGCTACCTCTTCATTCGCGACGATGGATTTTTCTGGCCGGGTCCTGGGAGCAGCGATGGTTCGAATCCATACGCCGGCGAGACCTTCGCGGAGGCAGCACTCCCGGTGCCGGTGATCACTGTGCGCAAGACCGAGGCCTCCGACTACTGGGGGCGCTACGGATCCGACATCGTCGATTCGTTCGAGCAGGCGAATATCCAGCTCGGGAACACGTGGGAAAATATGTTCTTCCAGGGTCACGGTCAGCCGATCGCGATCAACACAGGGATGGGGAAACAGAAGGGCCAGAAGGTCAAGGTTGGAGTCCGTCACCCGATCACCGTGGAGGGTCTGACGAAGGAGGACATGATCCCCGACATTCGCTTCGCCACACCGGAGCCCAAGATCACCGAGGGGAGACAGCTGATCGACTGGTTCATCAAGCTCAACAGCGGAAGCTACGGGATGCCTCCATCAGCCTGGGCTCAGGAAGAGAAAGCGCTCTCCGGGTTCGCCAAGATGATCGATAGCGAGGAGCTGCTTGAGGACCGCGACGAGCAGGTCAATGATTACGTGCGCGTCGAGAAGCAGGCCTTCGAGGCCTCACGCGCCGTGTTCAATCGGAACCATCCGATCGAAGCGGAGCATGTCAACCCGGAGATCACGCTCGAGGTGAGCTTCGACGAGATCGAGTTCCCAGAGACTCCGCAGGATGCGGCAGCCGCGGCGGCGATCGAGATCCAGAACAACCTGTCATCGGCGGTGGATTGGATCATGAAGAAACGGAAGATCTCCAGCCGGGAGGAGGCGACGAAGCTCCTTGAGCAGATCGTGAAGGAAAACGCGCAGGTCAAGAAGACGATGGCCGAAGCCTTCGGCATTTCTGAGCAAGCTCCGCCGCAGGATCGAAACGCGCAGGGCGGAAATCAGGGAGATTAGATGGCCGCTCCGCTCACCAACGCCGAGCTGCGTCGCATTCTCCGTGAGCTGACGAAACAGCAGCTCGCGCTGGAGGCGCAGGCCGACGCCATGGAGGGGGCATTCCAGAAGCAGCTGCTCCGGGCGCAGGCGAGGACCTTCGAGCGGATTTCCGCGATCATCGAGGACGCGCCACGCTTCTCGGACCTGACCCGGGACGAACGGCTGCGGTGGTGGATCGATCACCAGGCCGAGCTGGAGCGTGCGACCGATCGCGCGGGTTATAATTCGGCGGTTCGCCAGTACGTCAATGCGCTCCCGGAGTTCTCGAAGTTCACCGAGGGGATGGCCTCCGCGCAGGGGCAGAAGTTCTTCGAGCTCTCAGAGGGGATGATGAAGGCGCTTCAGCAGGGGACGCAGACGCGATTTATCGGGCTGCGCACGGCGGCCGAGCAGCGCTTGAACGACATTCTCTTCCACGAGGTCCTCGTCGGCCAGTCGAAGTCAGGCTCCCTGGCGACGCTGCGGGGGGCCATCCGGGGCGAGTACAAGTGGGGTCAGCGGAAGGGGCTCTATGAGTGGCATGCGACTACCTACGCGCGGACCGCGCATATCCGGGTGGCGCGCCAGATCTCCGGCGACCAGGCAGAAGCCGCGGGAATCGACGACAACTTCCTCTACCTCGGCCCGGTGGACGAGAAGACCCGGGCCTTCTGCCTCGCGCGCGTGGGGAACGTGTTCTCACGGAAGGACATCACAGGGATGAGCAATGGGCAGGGGGCGGACGTGGCCGACGTGTTCACCAACGGCGGCGGCTGGAACTGCCGGCACTCGTGGATCGCGGTGACGCCGGGCTTGAAGGGGGCGATCGAGCGGGCGAAAGGCTTGACGAAACAGGTGACTAGCGAGCGCCCGGCTGCTAGAGTGGCGGGGTGATCGTGAAGATACCCAACCCAGCGGATTCGAAGATCAAGGGCGACTACCGTTGGGCGCGGTCTCGCCGGCACTTCCGGGCGCGGGCCATGGGATAACGGCCGGCGGTGTTCCGGATGCTGCAGCGGCAGATCACGAAGCGCACGCGGCGCCCGTCCGGCGCGATCATCGGCTTCGGGCGCATATGATTATCCTCTCGCTCGCGCGGCCGTTCTTCGAGCGCAGGTCCTCGATGGTCTTCTGTGGCGTCTGTCTCACTCGCCGGGCGAAGGCGGCGCGCTACTATCGCGACGACGACTTCCAGGAGCTGCTCGCCACGGCGATCGATTGCCCATGCGGAATCACGTGCAGCACCGATGCGCGCGGAGTTCGCGTCTCGCTGGTGCTATCATCGGATCCGGAGAAAATATTTCTTGACGAGGTTGCAGCGCCGCCCATAGGTTAGCGACGAAGCGTCCAGCTCGTTCACTCTGAAGCGTCCAGCTAAAGGTGCAACCGTGCGGGCGCTTTCTCATTTTGCTCCCTGCAGATTTCGCGGCGGCCACCGCGACAAAGGCTCCCTGGCGGGTGAGTCTGGACGCTTCCTCGCCGGGGGGCCGCTTTCTTTTCCAGCTGCCACCGGACGGACCGGCCGCAAAGCGCTAGGCGGTGGCGCCTGATGCCAGCCCTCGCCATCCTCGGCTCCGTCGACATTCACAAGCTCGTTCCGAATCTGCTATCCAATGGCGCGGCCGGCGGGGAGTTCCCGTCGGTGCTTGTTAATCTGCGGGACGTGATCGGGAACCTCGTTCCGAAATTCATCCGCGCACGCGCGTCATGGAGCGGTGTGACTGGCGGTGACGGAACCTCAACTGCCGTCTATCGCGTGTTTGAATCCGCGGTGGCAACCGTTCCGCCTCCGTCCGGCCACCAGGCCCAACTGCTCGTCAAGCCGCTATCGATCAGTGCGCTCGATAGCCCAACGATCAGCGAGACTCTTTTTTCCACCGCATCGCCGGGAGCTTCCCCCGCGCGCGGGGCGCTCTGGTTTCTGGGCGTCTCCAATTCGGCGACACCCCCGGGCGAAGTGCTCCCCATCACGGGGCCGTTCATTGGCGTCCAGTGCACGAACCCCGGCGTTGCCTATGCGGCGACCGGGCTAGTCACGATCTCTCTCGATTTCATTGGCTAAGGTAGGGGGAAACACGTGAGCAAAAAACTCATGGAGCTGGTGACCGGGGCCTTGAAAAAGGCGAAGGTCGAGCTCACAGCAGAGGTGCGCGAGGCAATGGCCGACGCCCTCGGGAGCGATGCGCTCAAAGCAGCCGGGCTCATGGAGCTCGGTAGCACGCAACAGGTCGTCGAGATAGTCGACCATGACGGGCTGCACGCTGACGCCCGGAAACTCCGCGAACGCGCGAAGAGCGCGGAAACCGAACGCGACCGCCTGAAGGCCGCGCTCGATACCGGAGATTCCGAGAACAAGGCGCTGGCTACCCGCTATAAGGCCGATCTCGACAAGTATCAACCCCTCGCGGAAAAGCTCTTGAAGCGCGCGGGGGAGGACTGGGCCTCGAGGAGCGCTTCGATCCCGACGGAGACCGAGAAGATGTCCGATGCCGACAAGGCAAAGGTCAAGCAGCTGCGCGCTGCCTTCACATTCCCCGAGAAGGACAAAGAACTCAACCCGGATCAGATCCTCTCCAATCTGGCGAAACTCGACGAGTACACCGCCCTTGGCGTCTTCGCAGAATCGAAGCCCGGCGCGAAGCCGGATCCGCTTCCTACCCTGCGCACGAAGCCCAACGGTGGAGACGCCGAGAAGCCTGCCGACATGGATACGGCATTCACGGATTTCTACAACCGGACGGATCCAACGAAGCCGGTCGGAAGTCCGCGCTGAAAAGAACACGAGCTACAACCCGCGAGGCATCGAATCCGGAGGATGATGAGCGATGCCTCAGACACTGCCCGAAATCAGAAAGTCGACGAGCGATCCGGTGCTGGGGACGCTCATCGAGAGCCTCTACCTGGAGGAAGGCCTCCTTCAGCGCCTGCCCATCCGCGGAATCGATGGGCTGACGTTCCCCTACACCGTGGAGAAGGCGCTCCCTGGTGTCGCATTCCGTAAGATCAACGAAGCGTTCGCCGAGTCCGTCGGAATCGTCCAGCGGCCGGTCGAGACGCTCAAACCCTTCGGCGGCGACAGCGACACGGACATCGTGATCGCCAAGGCGATGCCGACCGAGCGCGGACGACGCGATCGGATGTTCCTCAAGGCGATGGGTGTGAAGTGGGTGCAGGCCTTCTTCTACTCGAACTCGCCGGCCTCGCGCGCGGGTGCCGCCTACGATGACATCGATGGGTTCGATGGCGTCATGAAGCGGCTCGCCGATGCGGGAAACACCCAAGTCGTCGACATGGGTGCCTCGTCCGGATCGGACGCCTCGAGCGTTTTCGCCGTTCGCTTCGGCGAAGGCTGGGTCGAGGGCCTGATGCAGACGCCGGCGCCGTTCATCAACTTCCGCAACCTCGGCGAAGTGCAAACCAAGCCCGTCATGCGCTCGCGTATCGACGCGGCCGCGGGTCTCGCGATCTACCATGGCCGGGCACTCGCGTGGCTGAAGGACATCACGGTCGCGGTGCCGCTAACCGTGGA